ATCACATAAGAAAAAGAGGCAGACTCCCCACAGCGAGAGTCTGCCTCTTCTAATTTATAAAGAACAGATATCTTTACTCAACAACTTCCCTGTTTACAAAACTTCCCCACATGGTTACAATAACTACATGTTATTTAATCTTAACTAGGGCAGAAGATTTTCGCACTATATGAAACAGTTCCAATAATTTTTACATGTAATTGTATTAACTAGTATTAGGTATTTTATCATTTAATATTTCATCATATATTTTTATAATTTCTTTCAAATATTTGTATAAAAACTATTGCATTTTCTTTCCAAATGTTATATAATTAAATCATGGAAAGGGAAATAGATAATAAAAAGAATGTCGAAAAGGAGAATGGGAATTATGTTAAAAAGAGAAGTTAGAGAAATGGTTAAATATTTAATAAGTGAAAGAAAATCATTCAAAGTTATATTTGCAAACGACCAAGTAGAAGTTGTTGGATATATGGGTTACTGTTGGGTTATCGGATCAAAGCCATACAGTGATGAAGAATTAGTTGAAAAAATGGTAAGATTTCAAAATAACGAAAAGAAATTTATTATTAAATTTGAAGAGATTGAAGAAGTTGCAGTTGAAGAAGTAGAAGAAGTTGAAAATTTAAATGATGATTTATTCCAAGAATCTGACATTGCATATGCTGAAGAAGCTATTGAAAGAGAAATACTAAATAAAAAGGAGATTGATAAAATGTTAGAAAGTGAAAATGAATTAATGAAAATAATAGAAACTAGCATTGAATACAAATTAGATTGTTTAAATTGGAGAAATGAAGATATCGGTCTTTGGTTAGATGGTATCATTTTTGCTTTAGGCAATCCTAGTTATGAGTTTTCACATGGAATTCAGAGTTTAAGAGATTATTATTTAGGATTGGAGAGTGGAAAATATGTATCAACAAATAGTTGAATATATAAATAGTTTAAATCAAAAACAATTAAAAAAGTTATATGAAAAATATTATGATATGGCATTTACTTTTTATATTAATTCAGATAGGGATAAATATAACAAAACAATGAATATAGTAAACTTGATTGATAATGCCTTAAGAGAAAAAGGTTATTGGAAGAAATAGAGGTGATTAAATGAATTGCACATTTTCATCATGTTTTTACTGGAAAGACGGAACATGCAAAAAGAATAAAACGGAGTGTTCAAAGCTCCGTTATGCACCAAAGCATAATTATGATTATAGTAAAGGTGTTTATGTTGTGGCAAAATTAGATAAACATGGAAATTATCGTTATTCACTATTTGATGAAAATGATATATTTATGTGTATCACAAGTGAAAAGATAGTAATATTAAATAATTATAAAATTTATTATGATGATTAATGAGGTGATTAAATGTTAACATTTTCGGGTTTAGTAATCTATATTACAATATATACTATAGCTATTTTCTTAGTATGTAATTATTTGAATAGTATGATTGTTTTAGGATTTATTGGTTTGCTTATATTATTTAGTTTAGTAATAAAATTTATGGAAGATTCAATAGGAGGGGAATAAAATGACCAAAAGGCAAATTGAGTTATTAATTGAATCAATTAGTTATCATCAATTACATTTACAAAAATTGTATGGACAAGCAACTAAAGAAGAAATATTAGAGCGATTATTACATGAACATTTGGAATTATGTGAAATTTCAAAATTATTAATAGGAGCGTTAGATGTATATGATAAAGAAAATCAAAACTCATAAAGTTAAGCAATTTTATTATTGTTGTTCAAAATGTGGTAGGCAAATAGATAGCTATGAATATTATAAAAATGATGGAGTGTGTGATTTATGTCAATGGATATAAATAAAATTAAACCAACTTATTACGGTAGTGGTATTGATGTAATAGAATTTTGCTTAAGAAATAATTTAACATTTATGCAAGGTAACGTTATAAAATATGTAACAAGATATAAAAAGAAAAATGGTATCGAGGATTTAGAGAAAGCAAAGGAATATATTGATAGATTAATAGAGTTTGAAAAGAGGTGTAAATAATGATTAAATTTTTACTTTTATTTATTATATGGTTATCAACTGTTATTTTAATCATTACATTTTTTATGATTGTTTCAGAATCAGACGAATAATAGGAGGAGTGAAAAATAAATGAATTATGTATATGAAATTTATAAAATATTAGAAAGTAATGAGTGTGAACAAATTTCTATGGAATTTGATGAAGATTTTAAAATATTAGAAGTAAAATATAAATGGAAGAATCAAATAACAAATGAATTGACTGACGAAATGTTTACTATTGTTCCAAAGAATTATAAAACAGAAAAAGAATTAAGAGAAAAAGTAATAAGGGAGTTGTATTGTATATGACAGTAAAAGATTTAAAAGAAATATTAGAAGTTTTAATAGAAGATGGTAAAGAAGATTATACAGTATATAGTGATGATTTAGTTGTTAGGAGTGATATTTATATTAGGGATAAAGAAAAGGAGGTGTATTTATAATGTCAGACGATAGGTATGTAGCATTTGTATTATTATCAAGAAAAGTGGGCGATGTACTAGCATATAGGGAATTATATCCAACAGATATATTTTTAATATGTTACGATTATGTTTTTGGTGGGTGTAAATCAAGAAGTGATTATGAGTATATGGTCAACTTCTTATTTGACCAAGAAGATATAAGGGAGGAGTTATTAAAATGAATAGTATTGAAAAAAGTTATAGATTAAGGAATGAATTTTTATCACAAGATAGACTATTTACAGATGACTTTTTAATAAATTTATATGATTATATTGAAGATGAAAAAGATAAAGAAAGATATATAGATATATTAAATACAGAATTTAGAGGCGATATTCCAAATAAATTTATAGAGGTGATATTAAAATGATTAAAGAAAGTTTGCAAGACGTTAATTCAATTACAATAGAGGAATGCTCTGAACTTATACAAGCTTTATCCAAACTTAATCGTTGGATTAGTGGTGATGTAACATTAAGAGCAAGTAAAGAAGAAATAGATAATATGGTACTTGAGGAAATGGTTGACGTATATATCTGCTTAGAAAAGTTAAATGAAAAGCTTGAAATAATACCCGAAGATTTTGATAGTATTTATATAAGTAAGATAACACGATATAACGAATTAATGAACAATTAGGGCAGATTAAATATCTGTCCTTTTTTGTCGAGCAAAACTTTCAAATATTTGTTTACAAACTATTGAAAAAGTTGAACAAATATTATATAATTAAATCATAGAGAGGGAGATAAATAGTAATACAGGATTCGACAAGAATTGCCGTAAATAAAATAAAAAGGAGAATGATAAAATGAAAAAATCTTTTGATGTTAAAATTAATGTGGATATTAAAGTTTACGAGGAGGGGGTTACTTATAATGAAATTTGTGAATTTATTGAAGATTTACAATTTTCAAATATTAATTTTGATAAATATAATACAGTAATGATTAGTAATACCTTAATTGACTTATTTCCATACTTTGACATATATAATAACATTATAATTAATGTAAATTTAGTTTAATAAGGGTAAACATTTTACCCTTAATACATATATTATTAATATATAAATAAAATTGAAAGGATTGAGAAATTATGAAAAAATTATTAATTGCTACTTTAACAATGGTGATGATAGGAGGAACAACTGTAAAAGCTGAAACAAACTTTAAACCTCATAAACAATGTTTTGCAATGCCTGTATTGGTAAAAGTTGAAAATAACGGAGAATATGATTATAATGTATATTATGATACATTAGGAAATAAAATTGATTTAACTAAGGAAACAATTTATTTTAATGATGATGATGAAAGAGTTTACTTCCCATATGATGGTTATAAATTCCACGAAAATTATCATCTTGAACAAGATTTAACTGGCTATATTAATGAACACGAAACTGTTCCATCAGCTATTACAAGACAATTAGTGAAAGATGGAGAAGAATAAATAATAAGGGTGAACATTTTCACCCTAATACATATATTATAAATATATGAATAATGGGAGGGTATATCATGAATGCAAAAAGGCAATTATCCGGATTAAAAAGAGTTAATTGGGAAAAGAAGTCTACTAAACAAAAGGTGAAATATTTAGTTAATAAGTTACAAGTATTAGGTTATAAAATTCCAACATATTTAAAAAATGGACAACTTAGTGATAAGCAATTAAAAACACAAATTAATAAAATTGAACGTGGGCTACAATCACAAATTAAAAAAGATAACTTAAATAGTAAACCTAAAAAACAATTATCAGTTGATGTAAGACTAAATAATTATATAAAAAGATATAATAGACAAGTTGAATCATCAATAAATGCATTAAAAGCTATGGGACTAACAGAGCAACAAATTGATTATTTAACTGGTAAAGATGTATTTTTTCCATCTAGGAGGAATAAAAGTTTTAGGATTGATGGTGTTGCATTAAAGAAAATAGGTGATTTAGTCATTTCTGATGATGAAAGAAAATTGGCAATGTTAAATAAATTAAAGAATGATTATAAGAAGATAACACTTCAAGCAGTTTATGACAAATTAAATGATGATACTATGCAAAATAAATGGTTTGCTGATTTTATGAGTTTAGATTTTGTTCAAAATATGGAAAGTTATCAAAGACAGGCTATATGGAAACAATGGCACACACTTTCACCACTGCAAAAAGAATTATTTATAAAAGGAGAGCTTAATAATTTGAGAGATAAATATTTAGATATTGGTGAGGGCGAGATAGATAAAGCTTCAGAAAATTCTTATGCAAGAATAGACAGGACTATTAACGAATATAGGCAATTAGATAGTTTTAAATAGAGGTGAAATATATGGATTTAAATGTGAGGTTAAAAAATATAACAGAGAATTTAGACAATTATTATTCTTATAGGACTATTCCCGATTATGATAATATACAAAATTTTGCTTTTGATATAGAAGCATGTTATTTAAAAGAAAAGAATGAAATGTTAACTTATTCTATTGCATTAATGTCATGTGATAACAATACAGATATTTGTTATCATTATAGAACAGTAGATAGTTTTATGAATGATTTATTATCTATTAAAAAGAAAACAATTAATTTATTTGCTCATAATGCTTTATATGATATTAAACCATTTATTTTATGGTTTACAGAACAAGATAATGCGAAACAAAGAGTTGACGAATATTATGAAAGACAATGTTATGATTTTTACAATAAGAAAAAAGAGAAACTAAAATTTACTGTTAAGAATAAAACAAAACTAAAACCTTTTGAATATAATTTAGTAATGAAAGATGGAGTGTTTTATAAGTTAACTTTACATGGTGATGATGTAACAATTAATTTTTATGATACTTTTAAAATTGCCCCATTTAGTTTACAAAAATGTTGTGCTGATTTTCTTAATTTACATTTACCAAAAGACGGGCTAGATTATGAAAAGGAAAGAAGCATTGATGATTTATTATCTAAAGAAGAATTAAGTTATATTTATAACGATGTTTACGGATTAAGTTATTTAGTAAAAATGTTAAAAATTGATGGACTTGATATTAATGGAAAGCATGTGATTTATACTAAATTAACAAATAGTGGACAATCATTGGAAGATTATAAAGAAACAGTTCTTGAGGATTACACTTTAAAACAAAATATGTTTAAAAATCAAGATTTATATGATTATGTAGACAATGGTTTAATGAGGACAAAATTTTTTCAAACCAATAAACCATCATTAAAGAAGCAAATAATTTTTGAATGCTTATTTCCAAAACAATCTTACTTTACTGACGCGTGGCAAAGACATAGTTATTACGGGGGACTAAGCACAGTATGTTTTGAAAATGTAGAAAAATTTAAAAAATGTGAAAATCATAATGGTATAGTTTTAGATGTTAATTCACTTTATCCTTATATAATGAGTGATAGATTGCTACCATACGGACAAGCAAACTTTAAGGAAATTCCGTGGTGCAAAATGAATGAAAGTTATAAGAAATGTTTTCCACTTTATATTCAAGAAATTACTATTTATGACTTTGAAGTAAAAGAAAATAAGATGGCATTCTTACAAGTTAAGGACAATCCAAACTTTAATGGTCGTGAAATTTTAAAGAATAATGTAAAAGACGGTGAAAAAGTAACATTAACTTTTAGATTATGTAATCCATTGCTAGAGTTATTATTTGAATGTTATAATGTTTACTCTTATGAACTTGGAGGTCATATGGCATTTACTGGTACTCATGATTTATTTAAAAATTATATAGATTTTTGGAGTGAAGTAAAAAAGAATAGTACAGGAGCAAATAGGGCTATTGCAAAACTTCGACAAAATGGACTGTACGGTAAATTCGGCATGAGTGGCTCAAATGAAATTACAGAGTTTGAAAATAAAGACGGAATATTTACAATTAATCATTTACATGATGAATATGTTTCAGATAATATTTATTTACCTATGGCAACATTTATTACAAGTTATGCAAAACAATATTTAGTTCAAGCAATTAATGCAAATTATGAAAGATTTTTATATTGCGATACAGATAGTTTACATTTATATGGAACACTTGAAGAAGTTAAGGGAGTTAACATTGGTACCAAAATATATGGTTACTGGGATAACGAGTTATGCTTTGAAGATTTTAAATATATTGGTAGTAAACGTTATGCAGAAAAGAATGCAGAAACTCATAAATGGGAAATTAAGTGTTGTGGTTTAACAGACAGTATAATGAAACAAGTTGATGATATTGATGTGTTTGATAATTGCCCACATTCAAGTAAGGAATTAAAAAAGATGAAATTATTCACAAAAGAAAATGATGTGTATTATTATTATGACAAAGAATGCACAAAGAAAATAGTAGGGTTAATTAAATCTAAGAAATCAAAGATTATAAAAGGTGGTACACTTATACAAGAGCAACCTTATAAAATTTCAAATAGTTATTATTTATTTTAGGGGGTAAGAGATTTATGAAATATGAAGATTATATTAATCAATATGGTGATGGATATTTAAAGGGTATGACTTATAAATATTATAATAGTATTTTAGTAAAATATCATGATAGAGTAGAATTTGAAGATGTACTTCAAATATGTGAAGCAAAAGTCGCATTTGCTATAAATCAATATGATGAAGAAATCGCAGGGTTAAATACATTCATAGCAAAAGTAATAAAAAATGGGGTTTATGATGTTTTAAAAGTTGAAAGAAGAGAAAAAAGAAAAGTTTATGATAATTTAGTATTTTTAGATCAAGAAATTGATGGTTATAAAAATGAAAATGAAATGAGTTTACACAACGTTATTCAATCTGAAGATGAATACGAAGATATAAACGAAACAATTGATAAAGTTTGCGAATTTATTAAAAACGAAAGACACAAAGAATATTTCAAAATGTATTGCCAAGGTTATACCATTGAAGAAATAAGTAATAAATTTGGAGCAAAATATAATGGAACAAAAACAATTCTTTCAAGGATAAGGAAGAGATTAAGAGAACACGAAAAAGAAATAAGAGAAATAATATAATAATTGGAGGGTAATACCCTCCTTTTTATTTTACCCCTAAACTTCTAAATATATCATACATTAAATGTTTAATATTTTGGTCTGAAAATCTTACTCTTCCAACTTGGAAATATGAAATTAATTGTTTTAACATATTAAGATTAATTCCACTTGCATTTAACAATGTATTTGGATTATGGTCTTCACAACTTAATACATATTCATTACAAGTTTTCATGTATTTGTCATCACAGTAAAATATACCTGTTTTATAGTCAAGCCATATCATAGCCCTTTCACCATTAAAAACTATACTCATAACAGGAGAAGTATTTCGCTTTGGTCTTTTTTCTATAAACACTTCACTATCTCTCAATGAATTATTATAAATTGAATAGTCTGCATATTTTGTCCCTTTAATAAGTTTACCGAATTTTGTTTCTAGTTTTTCATTAATAAATACAGTATCTGTACACATTTCAATAACTAATTCACCATCACGTGCAATTGTAAATCGCTCTGTCTTTTTGGGCGTTACATCAAAGTAAGTGAAGTATGGATTTACTATAGAAACATTATTAGCTAATAAATATGCTTTAACATTATTTCTTTTTCTCGCTATTGTTTCATATAAATCTAAAAACACGTCAACTTCATTTGTTAGATATCTTATACAACCTTTATCAACTATAAACTCGTCAAAGATAATTGTAGTTACAAAAGGATAATCGACTGACTTTAATTTTTGGGAAGTGGAAAGAGCAATTGCATAACCTGCAATTTTTCCATCTATAAAGAATGTTTTTCCTTTTACCTCAAACGTATGAGTTTTAAACTTTTTTCTTAAATCGGGTGAATCAAAAAATTTGTGAATGTCATTAAGTTCTGTTTTGTATCTTCTTACATAAACAAATTGTTCACCTTTCTTTAAAAACTTTTTTATTACATTGCACTTAGCACCAAATGTTTTACCAAAACCTCTGTTTGTTAGTATAAAATTTAAAGTTGCATTATAACTATTAATTCTATCATAATTATACCAAGCCACGAACAAAACACTTCCTTTCATTTATTTTTAAAAATTTTAAAATTAATTTAAATGACTATTTGCTTATATATTTTAAAAGTTAAAATTTAAAATCTGTCAGAATTGATGTGTACAAACCCTTACAAATACTGGGTTTGCAAGGGTTGAATGATTGTTCAGTTTATTATTACTAAACTTTTCCAATAAAATTTTATACAATTATACTATCAATACCTAATTTCTTTAATTTTTGTTGCATTTCTTCTGCATTTGATTTAATTTTATAAGCTCCAACTTGAACACGATAAATCTTACCAATATTTGAATTATTGTTTGTGTTTTGATTTGGCACACTAACTGGTCTAGACATATATACCTTGCCAGTAAGTGCTTCTATAATTGCAGAACAAATACCATCAAAGTTTTCTCTGTATTTTTGTACATCATAAGAAGAATCACAAAAACAAACTTCAATTAATAACATAGGCTTGTTTGTGTGTCGTAAAACATAAAGCCCTTTTCTTTCTTTTCCTCCTCTATCTTTTAACCCACTTGCTCTACTAATTGCTGATGATACTTGATTAGCTAATTGTGATTGAGAATAATAACAAACCTCTGTTCCCATACTATTTGTTGTAAGTTGATAACAATTAAAATGGATTGATATATCTATTCCATCTTTAAATCTGTTATGCCAGTTTGCAATATTAGCTAAGTTTTGTGAACTTGAACTAGATGTATCATGATACTTGTAGACCTCAATGCCCATAGCTTTACACATTTCGTAAATTCTATCAACTACTTTTCTTGCTTCACTAACTTCGTTTATTATATCACTTGCACCTTGACAATTAATACTATGCCCACTACTTATATTAATTTGTGAATAACTCATTTTTAATTCCTCCCTATTTTGGAAAATAAAATAATAATCAATAAAAATATACCTTTGATTGATATATCAACATACATTTCCCACCACATTATTTTTTACCCTCCACTTTGTCCTCAATATTTTCTAATCTTACCATGATACCTTTTAGAGTAACATTTAACTCATTTAATGTCTTTGTAAAATTTGAATTGTTCCAAAATAAAACAACACAACAAGCAATAGGGAAACCAACATTTGTAATTAAATTTGTTATATCTTCCATAATAACCTCCTATTCATATAATTCAGTTGATAAATTTCCGTCATCATCAACTATTATTTTAAACTGTTTATTATTTGGTGATATTAAAACTATTTTATTATATGGTAACATTAAATTGATTGTATTATTTAAGTTTTCGCATGTGTCTTGACATTGATAAATTAAATTATATAATTCAGCGAGTACTTCTTGCCATGTGTTTTTATCCATGTTATAAAGATTTTGTATTGAAGAATAAATATTTTCTTTACTTGCCATTATTATTCACTTCCTTTTTAAAATTAGGAAAGTTAATGTTACCTCCTTACTCATTTACGAACAATATAAATCAATTGTGAATTAAAATATTATTGGCTCAAATCTTTTCATTCCATTTATTACGACGTTTGCTATTAATTTTCCACCATCTGAATTAGCGTGAATAACATCAGCTATATAAGTATCGTGATTTAGTGTACTAATACGACTTTCACCGTTTATGTCTATACAAGGAATACCGTAATATGCACTAACTTCTTTTACGGCATTTGCAAAATCTGTCATGCATAAATCTCTTATATAGTATTGTTTGTCACTATTACCTTTCTCTGTTTCAGTTCTACCGCCAACTGGAGTCATAGTTATAATAAGAGCGTTAGGGAATTTATTTACTAATTTTTTAAGCATTAAACTATATGCACTTTTAAATGTGCTATCTATTAAGTTTCCATCACCTAAAACACCCATTTCTAAATTATTATAACCAAAATCGTTATGACCTCCAAATACAAGTATAACATCTGAATCAGTAGGTATTAAATTAATTCTATCATCAGAACACATCCAACTATCTCGTAATTCTCCCTCTATAACTTCTTTATTACCATTATTGAAAACAGTTGTACCCCCAACACCTTTGTTTACCATTGTACAATTAAAGTATTGTGCCACCCAAGGTTGCCATTGATTTTGAGCAGTTATACTATCACCAAAACAAGTTATTTTTTTATTTTTATAAAATGAAGAATTACTTAAACTTTTTATCACACTATCTTTTAAATAATATCTATCAACGCCATCATAGATATACATTGATGGATTTATTACTATTTCGTTTAAAACACTATCGGCTACAGTAAGAGCAACTATAACAATAAACCTAGTATCATTATTACTTGTATTATGAGTTATAGGAATAACTGTTCCACTTTTAATTATATTTCCACCATTTACAGAACTTAATATATTTTTATTTTCATCATATAGAAACATAGTAGTATCAGTATTAACATTAATTGCGTCAACATATTTTACATCATAAAAGCCTAAAATAGTTCTACCACTAAAGCTTTCAAAACCACCAGTAGTAGGGTTTACAGTTTTATTTTTTTCAAACTGTGCAATATCTTTTATATTAATAACCTTATCGAAAAAAGTACAGTTTAAAGGCTCTATATTTTTTTTAGCAAAATTATTTTCAAAATTATTACTCAAAAAACTTTCATCTAAATATTCATTTTTTAGTTTAGGAGAAGTTTTTGTAGTATCTTTTGATAAAAATGTATTATTAATTTTTATAATATCGTAGTTAGGAAAACTAATTCTAATATATTTACAATTTTCTGACGTAGTAAAACTAAATTCAGTTACAAATTCATTTGAAATTATAGTTTTATTAGAATTATAATAAATAACTGTTGCCCCAGGATTATTAGGTGCAAGTTTATAAAAATTAAACGTATATAATGTACTTGAATCTACGCTTATAAAATCGGTAGTTACATATCCATTACTTTCAATTGTCAATCCCGAATTAACATCAATATTTTTATTAAATAAAAGACCCTCGTTTCTTAATAAGTTATTATCTTCATTTATAAAATCCACTTTATATTGATTTACTTGGTTATCAACTATATTTTCAGTTAAAACACTATTTCTACCAACAACTGCAACTGCTCCACCTGTAAAAGCTTCTTTAACATCTTGCCCCATGTTAGCCATTGTAACTATTCCATTTTTATCCAATTTTTGTTCAAATTCTTCATTAACTTCAACTTTAAAATTATCAACTTTATCGTTAATATCTTTTAATAAAGTTTCATTAATTAATTTCCCGATAGTTCCCTTATTTATTAATTCTAATAATCTTTTTGCAACTTGTTCCTCTAAACCTTGACCTAATAAATATTGTAATTTTAACTCTAGATTTTTTTCACTATTATCACATCTGTCATCTAAATATTTAAAGTGTTCAATAATGATATTTATTTTTTGAGCAAATTTGCACATTAATTCATCTGTTGTTAAACTATCAAAATCGTAAACTTGTGTAACTAATTTATCAAGCCCAATATTTCTTATCTTATCAATACTCATGCACATGCACCTCCTAATTATTACTAACGACAAAAAAGGACTTGAGTAAACAAGCCCTAGTAAATTAACATAAATAAATCGTTGCATTCTTCAAAAATCAATTGGTCAATATTTATTAATACATTTCTCCACTTTTCTAATAATTCAGCGGAAGAAGTTACGCCAATATTACCTTGAGAAATTAAACTATATATTTCTGTTGAATTGTTTTCAGCACTATTTGTACCATTACTGCTCATTGTTGAGTTGTCTGTATTCTTACTTGCACTAGTCATATAATTGTCTAAATCATCAATTTTATTTTGTGGAGTATCATTATTAATATTTAAACTAGTATCGTTACTTGTACTTGTTGAACTTTGATTTACTGAACTATTTCCTGTTAATTCCCTTGTATAAGATTCTTTTAAATCTTTATTTAGCATAAAATCAATGTCATTACATCTTAATTCAGTTTGATAAAGTTGCTTATAATATGGGTAAATATCATTTAATTTAATTTGCAACGCCTTTTTAAATCTAGCAATAGGAGTTAATCCAATTTCATAAAAATAGAAATGGTCAATAAATTTTTTCTCGAAAACTTCCTTTAATTCATTATCGTAAAGATTGTATTCAAAATCAAATAGATTAAAATCTAAATCATTTACTAATTGATTTATTTCTATTGTATTTTTACTCATCTATTTCTCCCTCCTCTTCTTCGTCTTGGTCATAACTATTTTCAAAATTATTGTTTTTAGTTACTTTAACATTAAGCCCAAATTTTTGGTTAAGTTCTTCACATGCAGATTGTCTATTAGCAAACATGATATCCACATTTCTGTTAATATAATCATTGTTAGAGTTAACTTCATCAACAAGTAATCTTTCTTTTTTCTCAAAGGAATTATTTAATCCAAAGAATGTTAATATTTCTCTTTCAAGTTCATATTTATATTCATTAAGTTTATCAGCAACGTATGGAGTTGTAGTCATTATTGCACTTGCATTTTCAATATTTAAGTCTTTATTACCAAATATAACTGGCTCTAAATTATCGACTTCTTGAAATAATTTTTGCATGGTCTGTTTGTTGTTGGGAGTTGTTTCGATAAACCAAGGGAATTTTTGATGATTAATATTTGCTCTGATACATCTTTCAACCTCCATCATTTTTGTTGCATAATCTATTACATAATCCTCTGTCCCAAAGCCTAAATCATTATTAAGAATTAATTGACATTTATCTTTCCAACTAGAATGTAAATATGGAATAGTATTAATATAATTATAGCCACTAGTAATTACTTTTGTGTGTTCAAAATTTACATTCATTTCTTCTGCAAATTCACATGGAACACATATCAAGCCTAAATTATCATCATCAACAAATATGGCTTTTCCAAAATGAAATAAAGATTTTTCAATATATCTTGGTTTAATTGTTTCGGGTAGGTTTTCCCATGTAAACATATTTAAAGCTAATAATTTATACTTATTATATAATAAATTAAAATGTTGATTTCTACTTTCTTGCATTAATCCCTGTTTTTGTTTATGAGTCATTCCCATTCTAATACACCTCCGCGTTATTATCATATTCAAACATTGTTGTTCCCTCGTTGTCCATGTGCCATACTGTAATACCATTATTAAAAATACTCTTAATTTCGTCTAAGTATTCATGTGGTATTCTTGCACCTACAATATTACACACATTAGTTTTTACATAATTATAATGTTTTCTGCATGTTAAATTTATATAATCATAGCCATTAACTTTGTAGCCATAACGTTTAAAATATTCTTGAGCCTTTGACATTTGTTGCACATTACATCTATATTCTAATAAATCAACTCTTTGATTGCTATTAATTAAATTAAAAAGTGTGTCATTCCCTGCGGTTTTAATACTATTAGGAGTTGTTAGCATATCATTAACTTTTGCATTCTTCATGCTAATAATGTTATGTTCATTTAATTGTGAATTTTCATTTGCTTGAGTATTAGCCAATTGGTTTTGCATATATCCAAAAGCTAGGTTACTTGCATTACTTGCTAATCCTCCAAAATTTAAACTTAATAAATTCCCTATTGCAGACAATGCATTATTTGTAGTGCTTTGTGCAAAATTCATATTATTTGATTGTGTGTTATGCTTTAATGTTAAATCATTTTCTAGTAAAGCATTAGTAACTGATTGATTAAAAGAACTTGCGGAAGTTGCTAAAAATTGGCTATATGCTGATGAAGTAACAGGTAACATTAATGCAGTACTATTGCACATTCCCTCTAAGTTTCCCTCATCATCATATTTATAATTATCAACATAAATATTATACTTACTTTCTGAACTAATAGCAGTAGTTTTTACCATAACCTTAAATTGATTTGACCCATTATCTTCTATTCTTTCGGGTTTAATTAGCATTGGATTAGAAGAATAATCAGTGATTAAAAAGTATCTAAAAGGATAACATAAAACTCTAGGCTCAAAATCATAACTATAATTAGATTTATTAGGATAAATTTGTTGAGTATTACCTAGTTGATAATTAATTTTATCAAATGAGCAAATTCTTTTTACATATGGAATTTGCCCGTCGGGACTGCCATAACGTGCAGTATCAAATATTGCTTTACGTACGTCTGATATATCAGCTTCATCTATAAAAGGATTATAAGTTACACTTTCAATTGTATTTACAAAACCCAAATAAGTTGCTTCACTTGCCCCGTTCTTGGGAACATAATAATAATATAAACCAACTGTAATATTATTTATTATTGTACTATCCGGCTCATTTTTTGAAGTTGTTGCCATTGTTATCCCTCCTTAATCCCCTAATAAATTTCTATAACGATAATCGCTATTAGGTGTTCTATCGTTTTCCATTATATTTGTACCTGTTTGTTTAGCTTCAATTACATGAATTGTACCATCACTATTAAAACTATGGAACATAACAACATGACCATTATCACTAGTACCTCTAGTAAATACTAAATCACCCGGTTTACATTCTTCTAAAGTTACTTCTTTTCCCTCTTTAATTTGCGTATATGTTGTTCTTGATATGTTTATACCATTATCATGATATGCCCATTGGCATAAACCCGAACAATCAGTACCTGCACTATTACCCAAAGGAGGATAATTTCCACCATAAACATAAGGTAATCCAATCAATTTCTTTGCACTATTTATAATATTTTGTCTTATTGTACTTGTTGGAGTATCATATTTATTAAACATAACCGGAATGTAGCCTTTTCCGTCATTATCTGTAACTGTTCCACCGTTTAAATTTGGTATATCTTTATAGTAGTATTCTCCATTTAAAAATATATTTACTTCAGCTTTTCTTCTATTTCTTAACCCCTCCTCAAATTGAGTCCCTGTCATTATATTAGTAGTTTTCCAAACCTCAGCAATACTCTCAAGACTATCTCCATTAATATATTTAGTGAAAATTGTTTTACTTGATAAACTACCAGTATTATAGTAAAAACTAACAAATGCGTCAAAATGTTGTTGCTTCATTTTATTCATGTCAAAACCATAATTAACAAATGTATCATAAACATATGTTGAATAATTTTTCTTTAAACTTTCTGCTAACACATTACTTGCCTGTTCCTCTGTACACTCGGGTGCAAGTTGATTATAATGCTCAGAGTCAAACTCACTTGTAGTTCCATACCCTATTGTATATGTTCCATCACCTAAATTATAAGGGGTAGAACTAAAACCCTCAACTTGTTTAATAAACCAAAAACCGTTTGCTGATACTAACTTATCCTTATATAAGTTTGATTGATTTGTCGAACTACCGCCACTTCCACTGTCACCACTATATTTTATAGATAATTTATCAGAACTAGTAACAATATAACCGCCTTTATTTTCATAATCATAAAGTGGAGTTCTATTTTGTAATATATATTCTCCTATTTCAAAATCTTCATTTTCTAACATATTATAATCTGCAACTGTCCCATCTTGATTCCAACGCCACAAATGTTGTCTATCTATATGTGATTTAATTTTTGTAAAATTCATTTGAAACCAATAAGTTTGTATTACATCTAATTTTAAAGTAAGTTCTGTTACATTTTCTGATAGATAAGATTTATTTAAAATAAAAAAGTATTCCATCTTACCATCTACTGAATTTTGAAATGCACAATAATTGCATAATGCAAGTTCATCAATATATTTTGGAACTTTTAAAGTTCTTTCTTTTCTTAAATATGTGCAATTATCAATTCTAAACTGTAAATAATTCATGAAGAAATTCAATTGATTAGTTTCATTGTTAAAGTTTACTGTATGATTATGACCAACATCTAAAAACCAACAATTGAATAAATAAATTGTACTTTGTCTTGCCATAAATTCACTTCCTTTCCTTTTTCATATACGACAAAAAAGGAGGTTTGTACACCTCCAATTTTTATTCTGTTACTATTCTACAAACATTAGCAAAGTTACAAGCTGACATTAAGCCCCATCTGTTGAAGAATACATTTGTGTATATTCCCTGTGGGTTTCTGAATGTTTCTGAACTGTTTAATGTTTCATAAATTTGTATTGCGTCTTTATCACAAATAATAGCTAAGCAATCTGTATCTTCTGCATAAGTTGCTTCTTCTCCTGTTCCTGTTCTCTTAGTAAATTGTGGAACTGGTAAAACATGAAGTGGAACTTCTGCCTTATCAATATTGAATGCTTGTGCTAATAGTTCAACATCAATATTTGCCATCATGTCGGGGTCAAGGAAAACAACAAGGTCTTGAGGTCTTGAGAAAGTCATTACCCCTTGTCCATTGTGTTTGTTATTTAAGAATCCCATTTTAATAACTTGTGACTTTATAGTCTTAACTAATACTTTTGCTTTTTCTTCTTCGGTCATTGCGGTATATGCAGTTTTATTAATAGTAGCCTTGCCACCTTTTAATTCGGGTAAAGCATGAAGTACCATTTCTTGCATATCATATTCGATTGAAGTTAATGGTGCTTGTAATATTCTACCAGTCATAGAACTTAATCCGTTTTCTGCCCTAAACGCACCTTTTAATTCCTCATCAGTAATAGTTGTTTTATATTGGTGTCTGAAATTTTCAGAGTAATATTCAACCTTTACGTTAGGATTTTCTCTTGCTAATAAATCACTAGCTAAATTAGTTGTGTCTGTTTCGTGAGTTCTTTGTTTACCTTTAATAATGTCAACAAAGATAGACTCTATTGATTTACCATATGGTAGCATACCTCTGTTAAATAACTTATACGGATTTTCATAAGCTTTACTAAAAAATAATTGCTTTGCAACTTGATTTGTTAAAACACTAATAAACTCATTTTTTGCAGTTGGATAAGTAGAAATAATTTCTTCAATATTTCCAATGTTATCTTGTGTTGCTACTGGTACTCTGTCTTTATATTCTTGACTTGCTAAATCACTAACCATACTTGCAAACGTAACGTTGTCTAATGCCATAATATAATCACTCTCCTATAATACTTTATTTAAAAACTCTTGATAACTCATTTTAGGTTGAGCATCTTGAGGTTTAGACTTATTTTGTTCGGGACTAGATGAAACTTGTTCAAATAATTCATAATTTTTAATTTTTAATTTCTTAACTTGCTCATCATATGATTTAATTGTTTCATCTTTTTCTGATAAAACTGATTTTTGACTTTCTAGTTGTTGCTTTAAATCTGCGATTTCTTTTTCAGCTTTTAATTGGTAATCGTTAGCTTGTTCCAAATTTTCAAATGCCATCATTATTCCTCCTTTTAATTTATTAATTCTTAATAGAATACCCAAATATGCACCTTGTAGTGCGTTGGGTACTCAATAAAAATGCAATTTATAAATGTTAACAACGGAAATACCACTTTCGACCCTACAAATACAGGCTCTTCACCTTGGTACGTATTTGTAGCATTATTATTCAACGTATTATAAACTACAATTATTATATACGATTGAAAAAATAAAAGGTAGACAATAAAGTCTACCTTAATATTATTCTTCTATTTCTTCACCGTTAGCGAATTGTATTGCTTTATTAATTCTATATGCGATTTTCTTCATTGCATATATTTCTTTTTCTTCTATAGCAATTTTATCATATAAAACTTCTAAATCATTACCTAATTTTTCTAAATCTACATAATCACCGTTTGATTCATACATTCTCATTAATTTATTATATTCCCTTTTATCGTTTACTTTTACCTTTTTAGCTAATTCTAAAGTTTGTGTTACTTCGTCTAATAAAGTTAATAAATGAGCCTTAATACTTTCCATTATCTTCTACCACCTTTTCTATTATTTCTCTTATTCTTATTATCTTCTTCAAAGACATTTTCTTCTTTAAATTTAATAATTTCAATGTTATGAACAATTACACTAAAGTAATTCTTCCAATTTCCTTTATCATCTTGAACTGATTTATAATCAATTTCACCCTCTATTAAAACTTTAGCACCAGTTACTAGAAATTTTTCTAAACTTTCTACTCTTTGACCAAACATTGTAACGGGTACAAAATTAGTTTTAGCCTTATCACCATAACCTACTTGATTTGCTACTGTAAAATTACCTACTATTGTTTCATTAGCTAATACCTTTACATCTATATCCTTTGTTAAATTTCCACTAATAATTACTTTGTTCATAAAATAATCAACCTCACTTTAATACTTATTATTTTCATTGTATTTATATTATACTGATATTTGAGAGTTAATGTATACACTATTTTTAAAATATTTAAGAGTAAATACCAGTATAATATATGTAAATTTTAGGGCGAATAAATCGCCCACAGGAATAAAATATGTGATTAATAAATGTGCGGTAATTAAAATGGTGGTTTAATTCCGCTATAAATAAATGAAAGGAGAAAAAATGAAAAAGTGTCGGATAGAACTATGCTCAATTATATTATACTATTTATAGATGAATTGGTAAACAATTATAAAAAGAATAACAATAAAAATAAAAAATAATATCTCCATTTAATCACCTCTTAATTATGATAATGCATATATTGCTAACATAATAATAAGAATAACAATATAAATAACAATAAAAATAAATAATAATGTTCCCACTCAATCACCTCTTAATTATTGCATACGATATGATAGAAAAAATGTGAACAATATAAGCATATAGTTAACAATACTATGTGATGAATATTTATGTAAAAATTATATGGCACTGTGTGATGTATTATGAAAATCTTCTGCCCTAGTTTAGATTAAATAACATGTAGTTATTGTAACCATGTGGGGAAGTTTTGTAAACAGGGAAGTTGTTG